TCAATCACCATCGTCCAACGAGAATAGCCCAATCTTGTCGCCGCCAGCTCCGGTAGCAGGCAGGTTCCAATTCAGCTTATCCAGCACCTTCTGAGCCAGCGCAACATACACAAAGGTGGCAACACCGAATACAGAAGTGGCGACGCTGATCAGCGAGTTGACTACGGCCATTGGGTCGTCCAACTTCAGCGCGATCGTGAGTGTAGGCCACACAAAGACGCCAGCCAGAATAAACGATACACTGGCGCACACCCAGGAGATTTGTGTTTTCGTTGGGCGAAAACCCGCGATCTTAGCAGAAGCCAGCTTGAAAGCCTGGACGATGCACATCGCGGCGATACCGATATAAACCAGTTGAGCAGCAGTCAGTTCCATGAGAGATCTCCTTCTAAGGTTCGTCTTTCTTGGTTCGATTGATAAAACGGATGGCCTGTCAACTACCGTCCGCTAAAGCAGGTGGGGAGTTGACCTTCGCACGCATCGGTATAGTTATCACTGATCCGTGCAACCAGTTTGCGCAAAGTCAGCGCTGAGTTCTGCCTTTTGCGCCTCACTTCATAAACAGGTTGAGGAAGGTGCCAATCATCGTCATGAAGACCGATATTGCCAGCCCGATCAGGATTTGATTCAAGCGGTCATTTGCTTTCTCGATCGCGTCCAGGCGTTGTTGGACTACCTTCATAATACCGATCAGACCCGCCGAGTCGCCATTATGCCCATATAGCGCCCTTTGCATGGCGTCGGAATCTTTCTCCAGCGCCTCAATTCTCAGCCGGCAGGTCTCGTTCGGTTCACACTTAGAGGTTCTGTCGCTTTCGGTAGCTGCAACGAATGCCCTCGCGGCCGCCTCTAGCGTATTGACAACAGATTCTGGTACGGTTACACAATCAGTCATCGCGAGTTCCTCTCAAGCTCTAAATCATGTCGGCCTCCAGTTTCAGGATCGTCCTGCACGGGTTATTCTTTCTTGACCAACTGAGCGTCAGCCAGGTGATCGGCCAGATCGGCAATCGCGCTGATCATAGCCGGCTGGACAAAACCGCCATTGCGCGCGCCGCGCGTGAGCGGATTCCAGTCGTGCTTTTCCAGCTTACTTTGCAGGAAAATGAGCTGGTTGTCGTCAATCGTGAACTTCTTCAGGAGAGTTTCCGAAAGTTCATCCCAGGTGATCTGCTCGGCTTCTTCGGTTTCTGCGGGGGTTGCGGGCCGCAGCGCCTTGATCTCTTTCTGCGCGTTGCGGATTTCAAACCGCTTGCGGACTTCGCGCAGGGTTGCGGCGATATCCTGAGTAATCGCCTCAGGAAAATTCGCCATAAATTGATCTATAAGCAGCCGATCGGCAAGGTTGAGCGATACAATCTTGAGATGCATGAGGGTTCCCTTTCTAATTCAGTTGTAGCGGGGTGTGATCCCAAAATTATTCTAGCACAAATGATCCAAGATATGTTTCAAAACTAAACATCGCCCACATCCTCCGCGTCGGCAAACCAGTTGCTGACTGGATCGGATATCTTCGTCTTTACCGCAAGATAAGCCAGTTTGATTGGATTATTAGCGTTGAGCGCCGCCAGCGTAAACGGGAAGTCGCCCAGCGATAACTCCACGCCCACCGCGCGCAGGGGGTATTTTCCTGCCTGCCTGGAAGCCTGGTCTTTGTAACCGGCCAGTCTTACGGTAGATGTACGATCGGCCCAATTGATTGTGATTTCCGTTATCTTCCAGTATTCAAGGCTGATGCCTGTGCCGTCAACCTCAAGCGATTTCCTGAGCGCCATAAAAGCCTCCTTAGTTCCATATTCTCAGACGCGCGTCCGCTAAGAGCGCATCATAGGTCATCGTGTCAGCCGCATCACTCCCGGTGCGCTGAAGGCATATATGGATAGTGTCATAACCTGTGGGCCAGGTAAATGACAGGGTTGATTTGCAGGTATAGTTATTGGCTCTACCGGCGGTAACCACAGTGGACATGGTCACTGATTGGTAATCTATTGAGTTGTCCTTAAAACCTTTTATCCCAAGAGTCCAACGACAATTGCCGGCTCCGCCTATCCAAATAATATCCAGATAAACCGTCCTTCCATCCCAACCTTTAGGGCTTGAAAAGGACATTTCGACATAATCAGCATAGCCATCCCTGAATTTAAGCCAGTTTATATACCAATTTACCGGAGCGCCGAGTTGACCTGAATACCACATGCCGTTTCCGATTCCAATTTCATCTACAAACAGGTTGTGCGGTACATTGTGATCGTCTCTGGCCCATAGAGCGCCGCTACGATAGTATTCTCGAATGTAACCCGCAGTTGGCGCAGCCGGGTCTGCGGATCGTTCTTTGTATTGCACAAACTCATCTACTGTCAGCGCGCCATCGAATATCTCGGTATAGCTCTCTGCTCCAGTTTGCAAACCGATTCCGCCCTCCAAAGCCAGTTTTGCAAACGTAACTGTTGGCGAGTTGGGAGTATAAATATTCAGCCGATCTACAGTCAGGATTGCTTTCGCGCCATTGGCGGGTTCGGCTTTTAAGTCGAATGCGCCAGAATAGTTCAGCGTAGCTACGTTTAGGGACAGGTATGCGCCATTTATACTGACCGAGTTTACCTGCCATGTGGCAAGCGATCCGGCTGGCGCGTAAGCCGAAGGTTGGATGGTGTGATTCGCAACAAAGTCACGAGTATTGTTATAGACATAGATCCCATATTGATAATCTTGCGCGGCAGTATCGTAAAACTTAAGCTGGTTAGCCCAAGGCCCCGTACTGACTGTGGTTGTTTTGACGCTCAAACCGCCCGCATCGAGCCACACATCGCCCGCGCCGCCGACCAACTTGCCGGTAGTATCTGCATACCATTGCTCTACCCCAGCCGAATAACCGCTTATTTTCCCTATCCCGCCGCTATTGAAGACCTTCAATCCTGTTGTCGGAGACGCGAATGTTCCAGTTCCCTGGTAAATACCTCCACTGGTCCCAATTGACAAAATTCCATCTATTGACAACGCGCCCAGGTATCCTGCGTCGGCCTTGATCTCACCCCGAACTACCAATCCGAGCGTTGTATTGTAGTAAAGATATTTGTTATCGGCATAGCTCCCCATTGCCATCCCGTAACCAGTAAGGCCGGCCGATTGCCAACTCGCCAGATCGCCGATGCGCACATTCTCAACATTCGAAGCATAAGACGTTGTTTGCGTTTTTATGCTGATGCGTGGTGAGTTATAAGCATCAAATTCGATTCTCCCATCCCCATTGTGACCTAACACAACAAAGATCGTATCTTTCGCCCAGGCATAGCCTACGTTTGAGTGATCCAGCCCGCGCGTGACATTGTAGGTTGTTCCAGTCACAAGCGTCAAAGACTTTATGTATTCGTGGTTCAGAACTCCGCTCGCGTCGCGCGCTCGAATGAGAATCCAGTCATTTGGCGTAACCGTTTTTCCAAAGTTGATCGTTGATTGAGATGCTGTAACCGCCTCTGGTAGTTGACCTTGATCGTGAGCAATCATCGTCCAACCGCCGATCACGCCAATACTCTCCTCTGCCTGCACAACAGAACCGCACATGACCAGCTTTCCACCATCCCACGCCAGGAAGTCTGTTGATGGGTCGCCAACGTGCATCTTTGTAAGGCTATTTTCGATACCGGCCCAAAATCCTGATCCGGATAAGTAACCTGTTGCACTACCAAGCGACAAGGATGGAATTGAGGCATCGAGAAGCACCTGGTTATTTCCTACTCCACCTGCGCCGAAAGTTGAGTCGCCAAGAACCCAGCCGCCAATCGAGCCAGAAGTCGCTGTAATCATACCGGTAATACTCAGGTCTTCGCCATCCCAACTGAGATTATTGCCCGCTGGATCGCCAATATATACCTTCCATGTGTCGTCGTCAGGATCCAGACCTAACCAAATGCCACTCGCGCCATATTCGACTGCCTGTATTCCGATAAAGGGGGCGTTTCCGGATTTCAGTACAATATCGCCGTCGGCGGCGCTCAAACTATCTACCCCCAATTCCCAACCGCCAATGCTTCCCGATGTGCCAAATACCGAACCTTCTTTCTTCACAGAGAATGGGGCCCGTTCGGGATCTTCATTGCCAGCATAGAGAAAATAATCGAACTCCGGGTCGGAGTTGAGTTGGATATACGAGGTATCCTCTCCGGAAATTAGCGCATATGGCTCTATGTCCCATCCGCCTATTGTTCCGGTCGGATTTGCCAAAGAGGTGGCGGCTTTCCTGGCCTCCCCCAATACCGCATTGTAGGAGGTATCCATCAGGTCTTTTACGTCCTGAATGTGGGTGTACCAACCATTGTGTTGAATATCGTCTACGGTCTTATCCACCTTACCTGGGGCAATGGCGACCGGACGGCGGCTATTCCACCAGGAGATTTGAACTGTATCGCCCAGGCTGAGCGTGTCAATATCGCCAATGATCTCAACATGCCTCACGATGGTTGGCGAATTGCCGACCTGAATATCAATCGTCGTCATATTGATCGCCCGGACGGTGGCGTACTGCGGGCGCTTATCTTTGGCGTTCTTGACTACCCGCTTTGCAATTCTGGCGTTATCAAACGTTCTCATAACCCGTCGCCTCCATATCTATTGCCGGGGCGTTCCCGCCGGTTATCCCAACCGATATTTCGTCAATCACCATCGGTTTTACGCTTGTGTTGCCGCTGGAATCGACAATTTGGGCATAGACAATATCGTTCGGCTCGATACGCGGGTCTAACGCGCCGGCAATCGAACATGCTCGCATTTTCCCGATCATATCGGAAAAGATATTGCCGATTTCGACTTCCATTTCCTTACGGGTGTCAAGCCGTTCTGAGTTTCCGTAATAGAAAACATTGCCATATTCTTTGAGCAGGTCCACATTGAGCGATTCGACGATATCAATGCCATCGAGCATGATCCTGGAAGCGATGTTTGAGTCGGTGATCTGGCTGGAAACGGCAACCCCATTCAGGTAAGGGGCGCTGTCCGAGTTGACTTTTGCCCTGTTCCTGAAACAACGCAGTTTCCCATCCTGGCTGTCTTGAAAGAAAACCCGTTTTTCTTTGAGCAGCTCAGAGAGCAGCGATAATCCGGATACGCCCATATCCAGAATAAAGTTGTCCACCCGATCATCCAGCTCAGACCAGTCTATATTGATCGAAAGTCCATTTGCGTTGTAGGCGTAGAGCCGGGCGTATCCCTCCAGGGCATTGTCAACCGGCGAACCCAACGCGTCTCGTAAGGTAAACGACATGACCGATCTTCCGCATAACCAGACGGAGACGATATTCTCCTGCACCGAAAATACCAGTTCGGCGTTATTCGGCAGCGGCAGTGGCAACGGCAACGATTCTCTGATGGTAAAGGTGGTTGTTCCAGTTTGCCTCAGATACTGGATTTTGTATGTTCCAGAATCGTTCAGCAACCGGAAGATGAGCGACTCTGCCCCATTTCCATGCACAGAAAGTCCAAACGCCGAACCAGAGGCGAGCGCGCTGACCCACATTTTTACAACATGGTTATTCTTGAATACTCGCCGAGACGAGAACCAGTGTCCGGTAGAATTGACTGCTATCGGCCCATCCATTACGGTTTTGTATGCTTCCGTCTTGGAGTCGTTAGTGTAGGCAAGCGCATTTTCGCAAGCGACCTCAACCCCGGCCTTGCCGGCGATCTCGGCGATCATATCTTCCAGCCGCATATCCATTTCGTTGGAAAAATACTCAAACACATTCGATTCGGGAGAATAATCGGTGTATACCGAGAAAGCTTCGCCAAAGGCGTGCGTGACCGCAGTCGTGCCGTCTACGCCGCGATTGACTTCGATTGTCGGGCAAATGGATATGACCGAAGTGGAGTCCAGCAAGCTGCCAATGTCCGTGTCAATCGAGAACACTGAAGTATTGTCATTCGCGAGTCCACGATACGCCACGATGCGCGCCTTTTGCCCTCTCCCCTTCCCTTCTGTAATCACAAACGTTGATCCGATATATTTTGTCGGATCAGTCCACGTCCGGTTGATGTATATCTTGAAGTCAGCCCCTGGCATCGACTCTGTATATACAAGTTTGATGTCCATGCCCGTTCTATTTGCGTTTTTGATTGACTGATTGCCTAAGTTGAAAGATGATAAGTAATTGAGATATGCATACCAATCATACGGTTGATCGTTCCCACCAATTATTATTGTCGAAAGGTGACAATCGTGATTGATATAGTTGTTAGCCTCGGAAAACATGATCGAATTGGCGACTGTTCCACGATAAATATAAGTATCAGCCTGACCTTCTGTATCAGCTTGCCCGCCCTGAAAATACAGTCTGTAAGACGTAAATACGATAGCGTATGTTGCTCCGGCCTCCAACTGCTTCAGATCATTTGTGAAATCAACCAATATCCATGGAAGATTGGCGTCCGCAGTCGCTTGATTCCAGGTACTCGCGCCAGCGATTTTGGGTATGCTGACAACTTTGCTTGAGATAAGTCCATTGGCAATAACATTGTACGATACCCTGGAATAATCCGCGTTGTTCATGTGCGGCTCGCCATTTGAGGCATGCGTGCCGGAAAGAGGGCAATAAAACTCTTGTTCCGGGAATGTCCCTGGATATAGCATGTTTTGCGCGGTTTGGTCGCCCGAACCACCAGGCGCCCACATATATGTTTGCGCTGGAGTAATTTTATACAGTTGAACGCCAACCTTGTAATAATTATCAAAACCGGGTTTCGCCCGATTGGCGTCCACAACAAATCCGCGAAACTGGAATTGTTGGAGAATGTAATTTTTGTCCGGACGGAAGTAGTAAGCTATGTTGCTTATTCCGTGTATATTGACTGTTGCGCAAGTTTTGTGAAATTGCTGTGTACCAGGATTAGATGGATCTGTTCCTGGACATTGAAAAATATCGCGATATGCGCCCATTGCAGTTGGCTGAGACGGCTGCACAGTTACAGTGTTGAGCGTTCCGATTCCAAGACCAGAGACCGTCTCTGTTCCAACGATATGCACAACTGTCATGTGCTCTGCGCCAACGCCTAAAACCAATCCTGGTTCAACATCTTCAATCGTACTCAGTTGGACAAAACGATCTGACAGCGAGCAACCGTAGAATAAGCCATTGCCTGTGCCAACGGACATCGAGATTCCGCCACGCCCGACATAATCTTCATGCGGCCAGGGGCTGACGAATATATCGCCAACGTCAGGATAGTCAATATACGTCCAATCCACAGCAGAATCGAGCCGGTGATAAATCCTAAAAATCCCATCGTGATAGGTCGCCATCATCCAGAACGGATTGGTGGTTTGTAAAATTGGGGTAGTTGGGTCCCAATAGTTCATTTCCCCGGCATTATTTCTGCCTATCTTCATGTAATTACTATCTGAGCGTAACAACAGATGGAAGTAATGATGCCCATAGTCGGTATCCCGGATTTCGCTGGCTGTTTTCCCAAGCCTGGTCGCCGCTTCTGCCTTTGTCTCTCTCCAATAATTGAATATCAAGCCAACGCTGGTGGCGGTTACGCCAACCGGAAGCGTCGGCATCGTGAATCTGGCGCGCGCCAGCCCCCCGCGCGAGGCGCGCTCTGCCGAGAATAATATGCCTTCGGTGTTCAGCGATCCGATTTTTACTTTGGTCTCATCCCCAAACCAGACGCCTGAGCCGCGCACTAACCCACTGAGCGCATTGGCCGTCGCGCCGACAATGGACAACTGGTTGGATTGCTTTGTTTGACTCCAGTAATCATACGCGCAGTCCGGATTCCATTGCCCTATGCGCTTGGAGGCGAAGGAACTCAGGGAGGCGTCTATCGTTTTTCCATTCGGCAATACCTTATTTATGTTTGTCCCCAACTCGAATACATTGTATGGGACGGCGGAGGTCTGTAAAACGCCATTCACATATGCCCCATAAAGCAGTTCAAGATCGGCGCGACTGCCCGCGCCAATATAGCCCGGTACTTGCGTGTCGCTCTTGAGCGAGACGGCCATCGAGTAGAACCCATTGCTCCTTTCGCCTATATTTGCCAGGGCGATTTCGTTTGTGACCTGAAACTTCTTGTTCGGATGGTCATACCCGACCAGCAAGGTGGAATCCGCCACACTCACGCCACACAGCCTGACGTAATAGAGTTTGTTGTTGTACGAGAACATTTTCCCGCCAGGGCAACGCATATTATTTTCGTTTTCGGTTGGCAGGCAAATGAACATATCGCGAGAAAAGGACCAGTGTTCGGGCCCAAAGCTGTAAACGTGCATCGAGCCGCCATAAGTACGGCTGAGAACGCCCGTGGCGCATAATTTCCCATTGATAAGCGTCACCCCGCCCAATTTGAAAAACACATCATTGTCAACAACGTCCAATGGAATGATTGATTGAATACTGCTGGCGATTTTGTTTTTAACGGTGATGTACATCGCCCGCCTCGAATCGTATTCGGGGTAAAAGAGATAATCCACTCCGTTGTAAACCACATTGTCAAAGTTGTATTGCACCGGTGGAATTTCGGTAACCGGGTCGGGCTGCAAAAACAGATAACTCAGGCCACAGTCCTGGGCAGTCAGGAGCGAACCGTAAGCGCTGGTAATGCTCGTATCAATGTATCCAATTTCACTGAATGGATATTCCTGATAAGGAGAACTACTCCCCCTCCGAAACCGCATGTTGGCGTAGAAAACAGTGGCCGACACCGGCATGATGGCCGTCCATGTCGGATTCATCTGCCCCTGGTAATCAAACATCTGCCCATCATTATCCCAGGTGGACGTAGCCGGGTTGAACCTGATTCTGCGGATATTCCGATTGGCTGTATCGTGGTAGAAAAGATACCCATAGTTGGCGTCAACGTACAGGCCTGGCATGGAGCCGTCAACCGAATCAATCCCAATGTCCAGCCAGTCGCCAGTCCACGCCGCGCCTGGGTCGGCCTGATAGTGATAAACCAGATGTTTTGTCTCTCCCGGCGCAGTTTTCATTCCGCATATTCTCAAAATACCGCCGGATGGAAACTGTTTTAATGTATACGTCACATTTACATCAGCGTAAACATTGTATGCAATGCCGCCGATGGTAACGGAAGTAGAACACGCCGTCTCCTCAAAAATAAGCCGTGTGTCTCTAAAAGTGAGCCGCGAACCAATAAGCCGGCCAGATGCCAATGATCTGCTGAGCGCCGTGTTGTCTACAGCCCTCATATAACCACCACCATGGTCGAAATCGCAATATTCATCACGTTGCTGTCTCCATAAACATCCGGAGTAAGGCTGGTTTCGTCAAAACCGTCCAGAATATGCACGAACTGTTCTGTCGAACCCGCTTTCATCGTGTAGAACGATACCTTCTGCAATTTTCTCAGGGTCGTCACAATGTCGTCGTAATTGCCCCACCCGGTGGACGGCGTCCCCATCGGAACTCTCAACACGCAAGACCAGATTTCATACGGCGCTGGCCCGTAAGAAACGTCTGTAGCGCCGGTGAGCGTCTGCCGGAAATTACCAGGCTTGACGGTTCGCTTGCGCAATGTATCAAAGACTACAGCGTACTTTTTCCCGTCTAATTGGAGATAATTATTGGTTGTCATGCCGTTATCCTAAATTCAACTCCCAGTCTGCCGGCGGCGGGTCGCCGATCCCGCCAGAAGTCGTTGTGCTGCCAGCAGACGCCATGGCCGTATGAATCAAATCAATCAAAGCATAGACAAACGACGCCGATCCCTGAGCCGTGGCTAATGCATCCGCCAGATTCTTGATCAGGTAGGCTGCCGGAGCAAAACGAGCCAGGGATTCTTGTTTTGCCGCCAGATCGCTAAACGCATTCGTCGTGTCTCGGACCAGTTTCTCGTAATCCTGTTGCAGCTTGATATTCTCGCCCTGCAACGCCAGTTGCTTCTGTTGTATCGCCAGTTGCGCATCCTGGTTTTTATTTCGCAGGTCAATCAGTTCGCCCTCAATCTTATATTGTTCCTGATAAGCCTCGAGCGATTTTTGAAGCTGTTCCTGTTCTACGGCAAAACTATCTTCGCGTTGTTTTTGGGAGAGTTCAAATTGATCCTGGTCTAATTTGTACAACTCCATACGCTGCGTCTTGGACAACTCGAATTGCTGCTCGTCCAACGCATCGCTCTCAATGCGGTGCGCCTTTGACAGTTCAAACGCCTCAAGGTCGAGTTGTTGCAGTTTCTTGCGATTGGACTCCTGAAGGTCAAACGACTTATTTTCCAGCTCAATAGATTTTTCCAGGAACTGCTTTTCCTTCTCGTACTGCTCGTCCTGGCGTTTCCACAATTCACTCTGACGGTCTCTGCCCTTTTCGATCTGGGTATCCTCAATGCCCTGCGATAACTCCATGCGGTCTTTCTGCTTAATGAGTTGCTTGCGCTGACGCCCATGAGAATAGCGGATCGCCTCGTTGAGGTCTTCCTCCTGCCACTGGAAATTCAGATTGCGCATTTGATCCTGGTACTGGTAATCTTCGCGCGTCCACGATCGCTGCAATAACGCGGTATCCTGATTGAAACCAAGCGACCAGGTTTGTTTCTGCTGGCTCAGAGATTTGGACTGCTGTTGAATCGCAGACATTTGATCTGCCTGACCAAAACTGAGCGCCATTTTCTGGTAATTGATGTTTTCTATATTGGCCGAGTACGCCTGGTTCTGCTGCATACGCGTCCAGCTCATTCCCTCTTGCATTTCGGAATAAGCATTGCTCAACGTCATGCGCTGTTGCGTGAGGTTTTCTTGCGCGATGCTGTAGTCGTTGCTCCTGTTCAAGCGCGCGCCTTGATAGTCGAAGTTACGGATTTGGTTGGCGTAACTGAGACCTCTCAACTGCGCATCCAGCGGACGAGTAGCGGCGATATAAGACAGATCCAAATTCAAGTTCTGCTGCTGCAATCCGTAAGCAGCCCATTGGTTGTTGTTCTGCTGAGTCTGGGTCCAGATTTGAGCCTGGCGCAATCCGCCCGCGTCAAACGCGCTCGACAGCCCGGCGCTCAAGCCAATCGGAATATTGGCGGAAACGCCCCAGGCGCTCATCAGAGCTTTATATGCCGTTCCGTTGGTCTGCAATATCGGGTTCATTGACCGGTCGTAGAAACGAGACGACGCGTCGCTCATGTTCAGCGACTTCAAAACGTCAGGCTGATTCCACGACGCCCAGGAACGTGCGCCCAGGTCGCCAGAAGCGATCTGATAGGCTAAACCCACCTGCTGATTCGATAGCCCGGAGAACTTACTGGACAAAGACGCCATAACTTGCGCGGCAGTATTCGGCGCAAGACCAGCCGACAACATCGGATTCAGGAACTGAGAGAACATCTCAATGCGCGGCGCGTTCATTCCCCCATACGCACCCATCAAGCCTTGCATCGCGCCGCCCATCGCGCCAGGCGTCATTCCATAAGCCATTAGCGGAGCAAGCATCCCCTGAGTGACCGCATTCAACGCCGGTGCGCCGTATCTGCGAGACATATCCCCCAGAGATACCGAAAGATTGTATGGCATAGTCGGATTTCCGCTGTAAGCGGTATACAAATCGGCGGCATTGGAGTAAGCCGAAATTTCAGCGCTGGCGTCTAACCCATAGCGCCTGCCGATCTCGCCCGCCCCAGCCATGCCCAGGCCAATTCTCGATGACAACTGAGATGCGAATGCGCCGCCGCCCGCTGTTTGCAGCCAATCCTGTTTCTTCTGGATTGTTTTCGTCCAGTCAACATATTGTTTACGCCCCATCGCTTCAGGAATATCGGGCAATTCGCCGAATGGCAAACCCAATGCCGTAGCCTGCTCCTGATACGAATACCATCCTTTGACGATGCCATAGGCGCGTTCGTTCAGCCGGCCATAATAGGCATAGACGCTTTCCGGAGTAGACCTGGAGGACATTTCAGCCAGCGGCCCAAGCCCAGCCCATCGCTCGGCGCCCGATTGCATCTGTTCTATCCAGGCTGGCGACTTCCCAACCAGGTTGGAGAATAAATCGCCAAATGCCGCTGTTTGCCCCGCTATACCCATTCCCGTAGCGGCCGCCATCCGTCGGGCGGTTTCGACGAGCGGAACGCCCTGGGCCATCTGTCCGGACGCGATATCAAACGCCCCGCCTTTGGTTTTTGATAAATTGAATCCGTATCTGGCTTCGAGTCCAAGCAACTGACCCATTGTCTCAACTGGAGCGCCCATTTGTTGCGACAAAGCCTGCGCATAACCCGCGAGTCGCTTCGGCAACTCCCCGCCAGACGCCAGGTCGGTATATAACCTTCCGGCATCGGCGCTCTTTTCAAAGTCAACCTGAGCGGCTGTCTCCTCGCGCACCGATTTACTCAGATAGAAAGGGATTGTTCCGGTGCTGAAATCGAGCGTTTGCCCGATCCTGGCCCATGCGGCTTTCGTCATGTTTACCAGACTGGGTTTGTTGAGAAAATCACGCTCAGTTTGCGTTCCAAGAGCAATCGGTTCTCCGAATAAGGCTCCCATTGTCCTCGATCTCGCCGTGTCATATTGACCCTGGCGAATCCGCGTTGCAATGCCGACTGCCGTTTGCTCTGGATTTGCCGCTGCGCCTACAGCCTGCGAAACGCCGGAATATGCCGCTGCGCCAACTGCGACATATGGAGCGGCCGCGGCAAGTCCGCTTGCCAATCCACCGGACGCAATCGATGACAACCACATAGACAGCGCGAAACCGGTCGCGCCGGCTTTGCCCATCTCCAGCGCGCCCACCAGACCCGGCGCGCTTTGAAGCGCGCCAGCCATCAGTCGTTTCTCGGCGGCCGCGCCCCCACCGCCATATACCGCGATCCGCCTGGCAATCAGTTCATCAGGAGTGATTGCGACCTGACCGGCGCCCAATACAGACCCAATGCCGGCGTTTGCCTGGCCTCGGAGATTGAGTGTCTGCTGATACCCATAGCCAGCCGTATCCTGGATCGCGCCGAGCATTGATCCAATGTACATCAGGCCAAAACCGCCGAGCGCGCGTCTAGCCATACCGCCGATGCCCGCCTCGGATTTCTGGTATCTGCGAATGGCGCCGGCTTTGGCCTCGTTGAACGTTGCAGTTTCATATTCCTCCCCCAGGCCGCGCAAGTTGACGCCAAACATCTGTTCCTCAGGGGATAGCTCGCCTCTGGCTTCCCGCGCTGCCAGTTCACCAAGTTTAACGCCCAACCTTTGGCGCACGGCGGCAGCCTGCTCGACGGTCGCTGGTTGCCTGCTCTCGCCTAGAGCAGTAGACATCCTTGCGCCAACATCAATAATGTCGTTCTGCTCTTTGGTGACGTTCTTTTGACGTTCCAGGTCCGCCACCGATTCGGTGTTGCGAATCCCTTTTTCCAATTCCTTGTTGAGCGAACGCATCGCCTCCGAAAACTTTTCAAGGTTTGCAGCGCCAACCTGAACGGCATTGCCAGGCAGCGGGGTAGTCTCTTTTGGCGCGGCGGTGTGGATGCCGGCTGCGCCCAGGAAACTGGATACCCCATAAACATTCTGGAGCATCTCGCCAATAGGCCCGATGTCTCCATTGACTTCGTTTCCGAGAATAGCGTCAACGCCCGCCGCCATGCTGGGGTCTTCGGTATTGATCCCTAGATTGCGCAATTGGTCGCGGCTTTTTGCGACGCCGGCGACTTTGCGATAGGCCGTGCCATATTTTCTGATTTCTCCAAATAATGGCCGGAGCGCCTTCTCAGTCATGGCGGGATTGGCGGCATACGCAGAGGCAACGGCTAAACCGATATTCCCCATCGGAATTTGATCGGAACCAAGAGTGTCTATCCCAAGCACGGGAGCGACCGCCGCGCCAATGCGTGTTTGCAGAGTCTGGAAACCAGCCTGACCTGTCCCTTCAGATAATGCATTGACCAGACGCAAAGCGGCTTCCGCTTCAACGCGCGCCTTATCCGGATTGCCACGCGCGCCGCCCTGGATGGTGGCGTGAACGGTCATACTCTCGAAGAACTGTTTCATCTGCTCGAATGAAAAACCGCCATTGCCTCCACCTTCAGAACGCGTAGGGGGAACTGGCGGGATTGGCGGAATGATCGGCGGCGCGCCAGCTCCACCTGATTGGGGCTGCGGTTGCGGTACATTGACATGCACCCGCGCGTTGCCACGCGGCGGCGTTGCCGCGCGGCGAGATAGCGCATCGCCGCCAACCGGCTGAGCTTCGCCCAGGTAAGAGCGCCAGGGAGACACATCCACGCCGCGCATTTGGGCTGCATTCAGCAAAGGCGCCGCCCAGGCTCTCAGCATGGGCCTGTTCTTTGGGACTTGGGCGATCTCTTGAATGGCCGGGGCAATTTGCGTTCTTTGGATCTCGCGCCAATCGCCCTGCTCAGGCGCTTCATAGGCAAAGGCGTTGGAGGCCGGATTATTGCCTGTCGCTGCTCTCACCAGATAGGTTTGAATGTTCCCGCCTTGGATAGCGTTAAAAATATCCTCATCCGGCGCAAGCGCCACGTTTCCCTGCGCATCGCGGTTGTTGAAAGCGATCCATTCTCTCAAGCTGGTCTGCTGCTCAGGCGTCCCATTCGCCATTGTCGTCATGCCAACCGCGTTGATCGCCGCCTGCACCTGGCCGTAATAGGCTTGATCCTTACCCTGCACCATCTTGTGTTCAATCAGCCCAAGCGTACCCGTGTCTGGGTCCCAACTCAACCAGTCCGGTTTTGCGCGCAGGTTGCCGCGATGCTCTGTATCGCCACCCTGGTAGTCAAATTTCAAGGATAGCTTTTGGCTTGCGTGTTGAAAGCGGGCATTGGGAGCGCCTGGAAGATTTTGTTTCCAGCCGGCCTCGAAAGCGACGCCCTGCGCGCCAGTCGGACCTTCGAAGGGGTAGATATCTCTCAAGAAATCGTGGCCGGCGCCTTCCGGACCGGAGGCGTTGCGCATCCCCAACATGCCACCGACGATCTTTTCTTTAGCGTTGTATTTATTGCCGCCAATGTAAGCCGCCAGATCGCCAGCCCAAACTACCGGAGCGCCAGCCAGGTTCTTGTCCATCGCCGAGGTAAACGCTATTTCCGACTTACGCACCGCGTACTGGACCAGCTTTTCTTCAAGGTCGGGGGTTGGCGACGTGGCAATCCGGTTGAATACTTCATCGCCCAACTGCAACTTCATACTTGCCGCGAGCGACTGCATAGCGGATGGCATAGCCCTGAGCGCAGTCTCGGTCAACGGTTCGCTCGAACCGTCAGACCGGACGCCCAACGTCTCGCGCATCCTGGCGATCCCGTGAACCAGATCCATCGCCCGGTTGCTGGTACCGCGCTGCGTCTGGTATCCGAACATCATATTGGTCAAGTAGATGTACGGGTCATTGTAGATTTGACTCAACGTCCTCAGCCCGCCGCGCCAGGGCAGGCTGATCTCATTTTGCCCGTTGATATACTCGGCGTACTTCTCCGGATCGCCGGTCAGGGTGCGATTGATGCCCTGCGCCATCAGCGCCGTGTAGTAGGGCGATGCCTCAGAGACGACGCCCTTTGCCATGCCGGGCAGTTGGACATCGCCCATAAGTACGCTGGCGCGCGTGACCTTGCCCCATTGATTGGGGTCGCTGCTCTGCAATTCCCTCAGCTTGCCAAAAACCTGTAAATTACTTGCGCCAGCCTGCGCGCTGGGGGCAAACATATAAGCGAGCGTTTCATCGCGGATCGTCCCTTCATTGGCAAAGGCAGTGGCTACGGTCCTCAGCGCCACCGCGCCGCTGCGCTCATTGCCGGCGCGCATCGGGTCAGCCCAATCCATGCTGTCGTCGTCAATGCCCTTGAGCGAAAAGCCGAACCGGTATTCCCCGCCTTTCTTGAACACACGCGCGGTGTTGGTCGCGTTGACCAGGGCGATCTTCTCATCCAGCGAAAGGTCAATGGCTTTCTGGTAGAAAGTTTGCAGGGGATCAAAAATATTCTGTTCGTATGCTTGCTGGGTAAAGCCAAGCGCCGCAGACGACGCCTCCAGCAACCGCTGCGCCTGATAGACCAGGCCCATGTTGCCCTTAGAACTGGTATGCGACTTCAGCGCATTAAGATAACCTTCCAACGGTAGATGCTGTCCGTTGGTACCTTTCCCAAGCGCGCCTGCATCGCCGCGATGATCTGTATCGCCGCCCATTGCCTCCAGATAACCAGCCACCGTAGAGCGCATAATATGATAGGCGTCCGTTTCATTGCCAAATACCTGCCGGAGCGCGCCAAAGGTGTCTGTTGTCCCGCCCATCGCATGCCCCAGGGCGATTTGCGCAGCTTTATAAGCGGCGTACTGGCGTTGATTATCGGCGGTGAGGATCGGCTTGCCGCTTCTATCCAGGGCGAAGAAATGCTGTAACGGGTCCCGATCTAGGTCGCCAACGCCGATCGTCGAGAATACAGAAGAAACGCCAGCGTCCATCCAGCCCGATTCGAGCGCGCGGATGATCTCCGGACTATAGCCGCGCGCTGCCATTTGATGGGAGGTAATCGCCATAGAGGCCATGACGCCAAACTCGCGCGACACATCCGGTTGGCGGAACATCATCCCCGGCAGGAACGCATCCGCCAGCTTGTGTTGAGCGGACATCAAGCCAGTAGCCCATTGATCCAGCCGCTTTGCCATTCGGCCAGCAACCTGCGGCTGCCCATATTGGGGATAATAGGTCTGGAGCAGGTAGCCTTCAAGCTGCTCTTTATTCATCTGGCTTGCGGCGTAAAGATCGTTGATCGAATAACCGCCGGTCAAGGACTTCATCAGTCTTTGCGCTTGCCTGTTCGAGCCAACCGCCTCGCCGAGCGCGCGCTGCATCTCGCGCTGCGGCAAATAGATCTCGCCGTAATTCAACCCGCCAAGCTCTGTGTAACGCTGGAAGGTCATGCCAGGAGCGTCAAAACCGAATACGTCTTTGGCGATGCCCTTGCCTTCGAGCATGTTGCTCATCATCTTCCGAAAATTGGCTACCTCTCCGATTGCCTGACTTGGGGGAATTTCACTCGCCTCAGCCAGCGTACTGCGCTCAAACGCCGACAGCCAGGAGAGCGACACCTTGGCGTTGCTCTCGCCGGTTGCAGGATCGTATGTATCAATCCCCAACATGGTATTCACGCCGGGGAGAAATGCCTTCATCCCGGAGTACAGCAGCATTTTATTGGGGTCGTAACGAGCGCCAAAGACACTGGCCAACGCGGCGTTGGCGCGCGTCATCCGATCTGCGTCGTTCAGTTCGTTGAGCGGCGAAACGAGTTTCGCGGACCGTTCCAGCCGTTCACGCCTGTTGGCATCCTCAATCTCCGGCATGGAGGCGAAATCGGTTTCGACGCCATCGCGATAGGCGGCGTAAACGCGCGCTGCGTCCTCGCTGGAAATTCTCAGCGCGTCGGATGGGTCGGGCGTTACAAAGCCGGTCCTGGCGCGCGCTTCCATATCGTAGGTCTCCCACATCTTGACGCGCGCCCAGGCTTGTTTTGCTGGGCTGGATGCGCCGGTCACAGAGGGGGAGCCAACGGTCAGTCCCATTCTCTGAGCCAACTCTGGGTATTGTTGAGATAACGACGCGATCTGGCGGTAGTTCAACATACCCCAACCGGTCATTTCGGGGGCGATCTGCGTGCCGAGCGCGGTCAACAGACCCTGGTTCACGAAATAGTCAAATTTATAAGCGGTTTGATTTTTGGCGGTTTGGACAGGGGTAAACCGAAACAGCGCGTTATAAGCCGCATCGAGCGAATCCAGACTGCGGAAGGTCTGCGCGCCGGCGCGCACCGTCCGGCCCTCTGACAGGGTGTTGGCAAGCATAGCGCGCTGGCTGGACTGGAACTCCATCATCTCGCTTTGCGAGACCGTGTTCCCATAAATCCACTGCGGAGTATCCACATAGGCTACCCCAAACTTCTGCAACGTTTCCAGCTTGTTTTTATCGCCTGCAAATGTGCCTAATAACGCCTCGCTGAAATTCAGCCAGTTCAGCTCGCTCTCGCTGCCGGTTTTGAGACGCGAATATTCCCGTGTGATTTCGTTCAGATCGGTCATCTGGCCGTTCTGGTATCTGCTCAGGATAAAGCTCGAAAGATCCTGACCGACCTGGCCGCTGAGACGCGCGGCCATTTGCGCCTGCATTGCGGAGGATTGCATGCCGAAGTTGGACATAAACGCCATCGGCAGCGATTTGACTTCGGAGCTGGTCTGGTGAACCCGCACCAGGTCGCCGCCCAGATCAACAGTCATCTGGCCGCCCATGATGGGGGTGAAGCCGGCTTTGAAACCAACGTCCTTCGGCGAGCCGCCAACTTGGGACAGATACTCAATTTGCAGTTCAGGGACTTCTCTGCCGGCGGTAGTGACGTTGATTCCAAGCGATTTACTCAGTTGTTGGGCGATATTCCGAGCGCTGATCGCTCCCTCAGCCTGATAAGCGATAAACTTCCCGCCCTCTACGCCGGGGATATAGAACGGCGCGATATTAAGCGTAGCGCCGCTGAGAGTCATGTTGCGCGCGGCGCGCGCCATTCCGATGGGCTGCGCCTCGCCGCCAATGACGACCTCTCCCAGAGAATGGAAGCCCCGGCCAGCCTGGACGTTTGTGCCGCCAGCTACATTCAGCCCGGAAAAGTCCGCCTTGCGCAGCGCGCCGGCGTTGGCGGCATTGGACAGCGGGATACTGGCGATCTGAGGCACAGCAAAGCCCGCGATCTCGTTGTACATCGAAGTATCCACCATAGAAGCGCCAGAACCAAACGGCATGGCGGCTGGAATAAACGTCAGCCCAGCCAGAACGCGCTTGGCTGGCGCGTCGCCGCGCCCTTCAGCGTCTGCGCGCTGCTGCCAGGGGAAATACATTTGCATATTGACGTATGGATTGAAGCCTGGGCCGGCCTGCCACACACCGCCGGACTTTTGAAGGTCGAGATTGAACGCGCCGGGCGACAGGACTTGCCCATTCCGCCCGATCAGCAGAGCTTCTTCCCGTTTTTCGCCTACGGCAGCCTGACCGTGCTTGTACTCCTTGGCGCCGACAACCCAGCGCCCATCCACCAGCTTGACCCCAACGGAGTTATACGATGTTCGCTCCACATAGTTGATGCCATCCTGCGAATCGATCACGGTTTCGCGGACATCGAACGGACCGTGGATCAGGCGGGGTAGGGAGGCGCTCGGCTTAAGCGCATAGCCGAAGTATTCAAAACCCAATCTACCCTGCGCAAGACTTTGCTGGATCAGGCCAAAATACGAGGCGCGCTGGTTGATATCGCGCGGCAGCATCACAGGCACCGACGAACTGACCGCTCGTTCAAGCGATTGGCCGGCATAATAGGGCGTTCCAACCATACCGCCCACAATCGGAGCGCCGTCGCTCTCACTGTCGTACCTGTGCGAGGCAATTCTTTCAGTACCTTCGCTCAGGATGGAAGTGATCGGTCTGTATTCTGTCCCGCTTAATGAAGTAACCAGTGCGCGCGCCAATAAGGCTGTGGGGGCAGTTGTTTTAAAACCAGTGACCTTCTCAGCAGTCAAGGTCGGTTCAACCTGACCGGTGATCGAGGCTTTATGCGCGCCGCCATGATAGAAAACGTCAATCGCATTGCCGACTCGGCCAAGCTGCTCGCCCATGCGCATGTCAATGACTTCATTGAAGCCAGTCCGGGTGTTCTTTATTGCCAGGCGCGTGAAATCAACTAACCCGCTGTGCTGGCTGAACTGAACGCTGTATTCACTCCCAACCGCGTTTGGGCCCAGACCCGACTCGCTGCCGAGTTCCAGCATCAAATCTTCGATAAATGTCCTGGTCTGCGCTTCAGTTGGGTTGAACCCTGTCCGAAATATGGGCCTGGCTGGCATTGCCTCTCCGATTCGCTTCGTTGATTAGCTCAAATCGCTTGCGCTCCTGATCGCAGGCCTCGTACTCCATAAGCCAGATATGAGGCTGATCCAGCAAGCCGCCAGCGACGAGCGGCAGGCCGGTTGACTTACATTGGTCGTAAAGCCTGAGCGCGTCCGGTTTCTCCGGCGCGCGCTCAGGTTTCAAACCCATTGCGATCTCATTCAATGCGCCAAGATATTCGCGGATTTGCTCTCGAAGGCGCCCTAAGCGGATAAAAACGAACTGTTCGCCGGAAAGGCCGCTCACTTGACCTCCCGGCATGGCTATTCCCCCTGCGGCATCCAGTCGGGATTCAGTTCGAGAACATGGTCGTGGATTTCAATCGCCACAATCGCCGGGAGTTTGCCCCAGGAGGCGTTGAATTCCACATCCGACATACCGCGCCAGAACATCGCTTTCCCGTTTTCATCTTCGATGTTCGACTCGATGACCGTCAGCATGGCCTGGATGCGCATCAGCTCAGGAAAGGAAAAGTGCTGGATGAAGGACACCGATTCGTTGCCCAGCTCATTTTCCTCAATGCGCCGGATAAGCGTAGAGTAAATCTTGGCGCGCCGTTCGTGATCGCGCTGGGTAGCCTGGCGAATGCGAACCAGCGTGCCTTCTGTGCTGTATTGCCGGTCGGTTCGTTCGAGAAGAAATTCCTGTTCAACGGGGGCGGTTAGTTTGAGAGCCATGAGATTATCCTTCCTGATAGAAGGGGAGGGGGGACGCCCCTCCCCAGGCTGATAGGTTATGGCAGGGCGTACGCGCCGGAATGGGTATTGTGGATGCCGATGGTGACGTAGTTCCCGGACGATGGGGCGAGCGCCGTACCGTTGAGGCGCAGCATCAGGCTCTGGCCCGAACCCAGGCGCACGCCGCCAACCTGCTGAAGCAGGACGTTCGGGGCGTCCACCCGGATCGCATAAGGGATATTCAGCGGAGTTGTCCCGATCAAGCCAACAGACTGCCCCAGGATTGACACCGCGCCAGTGAATGGGGTAGCCGTCCAGGCGGTACCGCCGGCGGAACCAGTGACAATCTGTTGGTACAGGTCCGGGTCATTCCATTTGACAAGAATATCGAATGAGACCGAACGCCCAACAATTGTGACCGCCTCCAACTGAGGCGAGCCATACACCTTCTCCATGCGGATATCCAACGGGCTGTTGACCAGAGCGACCGACGCGCCAACCACCGGCAGGCTTGTACCGGCGAATTTCACATACCCGCCAGCAACGGTAGAGATGGGAGCGGAGTCCCAATCCTCGTAGTTGGCGTTGTTCCAGGTGTTGGTCAGGTTCTTACCGGTCGAAAAGCCGCAGCCAACCGCATCGACGCGCGCCGAGATCGGGCCGTCATTCGGGAAAGTGAGGGTCAGACCGACGATTTTACAGTCGGTATAGGTCTCCGTGACCACCTTGGCGGATTCGTCATGCGGGATGACCTTCTTGAAACCCATGTAAGGGACAAAGCTTGCCGTGGAAGCAAACGCGAAATCATGCCGGATCAGACCAGCTACAGCTAAATCCGTGATCAGACTCTTGCCGGCATTGGTCACGATATCATCCGAACCCAACGTGGCAAGCAACAAGGCGCCAATGGTGTCTTTGAGGCGTGGGAAGATCGTTGCCCCACCGCCCGCCATGTAACCAGCTTTATAGGGAAAAGTCGGGGTCGGAATACCGCCGATCTCAGGGGTTGCCAGGCGCACATCGTCCAGGATCGCCAGGTCAATATCGGCTGAGCGATGCTTGTACCATACCGTCGGCGCTGACCCCTTGCCGCCCGCAGCGTTCAGGCCCCAACCAAAAATGCCAGAAGTAGCCGTAATAGCCATTTCACACTGTATCCTTCCGTGGCGAAACTAGTTTCGCCTAAGCCTGTTCGACTTGCGTCAAACAGGACCAATAAATCTTGCCTCGCCAGATATACGACTTGGGAGGACCGCCGGATTCGGAGAACGAGTTGCCGTAGCAGAACAGCTTGATGGCCTTCTCGCTGACGCCATCGGAGAGATCGCTAACGTAGATATGCGTGAGCGCGTGTTCAATACGCCCAAGCGCTGCGTAGGCATAGCCTGCGGCGATATCCTGAGCGTATTGTTGGTTGATAAAGTAACATCCAAGTTGAATGACCCCGCGCCGCCACCACAGCCTCAGCCCGCCGATCTCGCCCAGGGGGAAACGGAAACCGATGTTATCCATCTCGTTCAGCGAGATGGCCCCATCCTTGTAGGTTGGATCATCCGGATCTCCGCCAATCACAGCGGCATAGATATGCTTGATGATCGGTTCGTCCCGGTACCGGCCCCATTGGATGACGTTGGCCCTGGTTGGATCGGTCTCCTGGATGTCCGTGATACACACTTTGGTCAGATCAGCGACCATCCTTTGACAAATCAGCGGGACGATCTGCGTCTGCGTCATTGCTGGCCTCTCATCTTGGCCGGGTGGCGGTTCATCTCCGTCTCAAACCATTTCTGGTAGTAATCCGCCATATCCTTGATAGGGTTATCCTCTGGCGTACCGCTATCGGTGCGCGTGTTATACGGGCGAATCGTGGCAACCTGCGTCGCCAGCGAGAGCAGACAATACGCGGTTGCAAAAAGCACAATCCCGGTATGGGCGATCAGCGGCGCGGAGATCGGGCTGTCATCGGCGGTTGGTTTTGTCCAGAGCGCAGAGTAGTAGATCGTCCCACCGTCTGTGGACAGCGCGCGAGAGAAGGTGATATGCTGGTCCGGATATTCGAGATACCCCATATCCACCGTCACATCGGCCCATGGCTGTCTTGGGATCATGCGGGCCATTGGGATAAACTCTTTAGACTTCGCGTCATAAACCGACTCGATCCGGTACAGATCAGTGGGTAGATCAAACTCCACCCGCTCTCCATCGCCAGTTAGCGTGGCGACCTTAGATTGCGACACCCAGGGCAGGATCGCATCCAGGCCTGCGCAAATCGCTTCAAGGAGCAAATCGGCGCCCACACGAGCGCCGCCCACGGGAATAAGATCGCTGGCTTCAGGTTCGCCAATCAGCCTGAGCGCCCTGCGCTTGAGTTCCACTAAGGTCGCCACGCTAGCACTCGCTCATCAGGGGGCGATTACGCCGCCAGCTTTCGGCAGAGCGACGCTCACAAAATGCAGCTCGAAGTAATTCGGCTCCCAGACGTTATGGCCCAAGACCATATCGTAGGTGAAGCGCCACACCGAGTTGAAATCGTCAATCGCGACCGGTTCGTAGAAGCTCAGAGGTTGCGCCACTGCGCCCTTGATACCGCCGCGCGAGCCGAGGATCAGGCACATACCAATATGACGAGCTTTGGTGACATAGGCGTAGAACGTGCCGGCGGTAGCGCCGGTTACCGAAACGCCCGTCATCGGTACATGATAATTAGCCATCACGGGACGATCAAAGCTCAGGCGGTTATTGGTATCGTCAACAGCCACAACCCGGCGCTGGATGGCAGTGCCATCGCGCGGATCAACGCCTCCGGTCGCGCCATAGGCGTTTGTGCGCCTGGTATGGATGGTCACAATATCGCTAACCGCAAAGTCGCCTGAACTGATGTCTTCCAGTTGGATGTAGTGCGTCGCGTTCTTCTGGCCGACATACCAAACGCCATCTACCGGGGTTGTTTCGGGGTCGGGCGCGCCGTCACCGGCGTTGATGCGGTCAACCACCCCGTATTGTTTGGTAATCGCGCCGCAGTTGTACAGCACAGCCAGGTTCATGCCGAATTTGTCATTCGGGGCTTCGATGAAACGAACGCCGGAATACTCGCCAACCTCGTAGTTCAGCGCCTGACCCGCATACAAGCGCGCGTCGCGGAACATGGCCGCCTCATTGCCGGTCGCAGAAGGCAACGCTTTACGGATCGCGTAGGTCACGCCAGGAGGGACGATGGCAACTTTGGCAGCCGCTACATCGCCGGGGATCACCGGAGAGCCATAGTTGCCCATCCGGTAATTCCAATCCGGGACGATATCCAACGAGAACACGTGCGCAGCCCCATCCAACGTGGCAAAGTTGGTCGCGTCGCCGCCGTAAGTCCAGCGCGCGCTGGGCGAGGACAGGTAGATATTGCGCGCCAGGATTTCATGCTTGCGCAGAACATCATTGCCCAGGAGGGAGCGCAGCAAAGGACGCCAGTCCTTCCCGCCGCTTTTCTGCCATTGGGTAAACACGCTCTCGTACTTGTGAAGTTGTACTTTGCCACCGTAGCGCTTCACTGTGTACGTTCTCTGCCGGCTGTCCACGCCGGTCGCGTCGATGTACTGCGCGGTCAACGGGATTTCATCCGCGTTGGTGTCGCCTTCCATCAGCTCCGTGACGATGGTACCCATAACCCCCATAGTCTGAGGGTCGTTAGTCCAGTCAACCAGCGGCGTGTATACGGCGTTGTTGCGAAACTGCAACGCCACTTCGGGGTAGCGATAATCCCACCGGTCCTGGTCAATCACGGCGATGGGATTGATATCGTAGTATTGCTCAAAGATGCTAGGCATAGCTCAGGTCTCCTTTCTTATTGCCGACCGCTGAACAGCAGCGTGACTTCGTACTCGCCAGCGGTGGCGTCAGAATTAAATTTCACCGCGATATAGTTGGTCGCAGCGTAATACTTGCCGCCCGCCAATGCAGCGCCTGCGGCAAGGCTATTGACAACGTTGCCGGCGGTCTCAATGACGGCGGCAGCGGCGATATAGCCGTCATCATCGTCCTTGTCGCCAAACACAACCGCTGGAGTTACGCCATTCACTGTGGTAATGCAGCGCGCAATCAGCGCCAGTAGCTGCTGGCCGGCGTCCACAGGGAAATAGACCTTGTAAGCCGCATCCTTATCGGCGGCCCTGGCGGTAAACCGCAGTTCATAGGGGGAAACAGCCATTCCATCAGCTTGCTGATGGGCTGCCAGACGCGAAACCTTGGTTGCTGCCACTATTTGCTATCTCCTTTCGCAATAGCCTTGTAGTATTCGTCCGCGAGTTTGTTGTACTCGTCGGTCTTGCCAGCGCGGAAAGCCTCGTTCATGGCCTTTTGCAATTCCTTCGGCCCTTTCGGTTGGTCTCCGCTCGGGGTAGGCGGGACGCCGCCCTCCAGCTTGTCCTGGATGGCGGACTTCTCGGTTGCAGCCATGAGCGCCTTCAAGTCATTCAACTTCACGCGCAACGCGTCGCCGGTATCGGCGGGCAGGAGTCCCTTCACTTCCAGGGAAAACAAGCCAGGGAACTCGCTCACGATCAACTTTTGACGATCCATGGCCGCCCGTACCGTGTCCAACTCAGCCTTCATCGGACGCAGGGTTTCGATCTCTGCCACCAGGGTCTTACGATGATCGTCCGCGCCAGCCAGAGTGGCCTCAAGCTCAGAAACGCGTTTGGTTGCGTCCTGCCACTTCAGCAGTTCACGTTGGTACGTGCCTTGCAAGCCAGTAAAGCGCTTCTTCCAGTCTGCGGCCTCCACCTGCGCCGCCTCACAAAGAGCCTTATAGTCCGGTTGGTTGCCAGAAGACGCCGCGCCGTCAGCGGTGGCGTCTGTGGCCGTTCCAGCGTCACTCGTAGGTTCTGTCATTGCTAAAACTCCTCTCGATTCCTTGTAAAATGGGTGAATACGTCCTTGAACAGCCGCCTGTATCCGAAAAACAGATAGACGAACTGGATCAATAAGACGCCCGAAACGCCCACCAGCACGCAGATCGCATCGTTACTGGCTGCCACTGGCTTTATCCTTCTTCTGATCCTTCACATCCTGAGGCTTTTGGGTATTCGCCTCGCCTTCGGAGACAACCTTAGCGCCGATCTGCTCGACAAAAGTCATCCAATCTTTGATGCGTGTGACTTCGAGCGGCACATTGTCAATATCGCCGGTCAGGTCAAGCAGATGCTCAATCGAACCCAGGTTGGCGCTGGCGCGCACAGAAAGCTCGTTGACCAACTGCTCACGGTCGCGCGGCAGAATGGGCGCCCAGCGGTTGGAAATCTCCATGCCGAGATGCTCCGGGCCGATCCCCATCAAGCCCTTGACGGACAGGATTTTGAGGATCATCCGGTTTGCAATACGCAAGCCAGTAGCCCAGAAAACACGCTCCTGCTTGGTATGGCTGACCAAAGGCCACATGCGCGTCGTTAGCGTGAGCGAACTGCGCTGAGAACCTTCATCCTCCCCATCCGCCACAGCGGGGACGTTCACTTCGCGCCTGAACTGGTTGTATAGCTCAGTAACGTATTCCAAGGCTGGCTTGGAAGTCTTTTGATAGTTGGGGAAAGTAACGGTGGGCTGCGCCTCGCCGCCAACAATATTCTGACTGCTGCCAATATTCAGCAGCCGGACGCCCGGGGCCGGCTCGATGACAACCGGAGCGCCGCGCACGTTGCTCATAATGCCGAACATGTGCGTATCGTCTACTACGGCATCCCCAATATCAGCCTGGCGCGCGTTGATCTCGCGCGTCAAGCCCTTCACCGCGTCTGTGATGATCCCTTCCCCCCAAAACGATTTGCCATACCGCACATGCGGGATATAGACGAATGGGACAACCCCAAATGGGTTGGTCGCTCCAACGTTGTACCGGTCATGGTCAATCACAAAGCCAATCTGTACATCGTTGATAAAAATTTCGTAACTGTTCGGCTTCCAATGTTCGATGTAGTAGCCGGTCCCGCCTGTACCTAGCATAACGCCGTATTCTTCGGCCACCCGCCAATCAATCTCCCGGATCATCCAGGCTTCCCGCAGAGACCAGGGGTCATTGGCATACGGAATTCCGTAGAACTCCCCCGGCTTCAGAAGTTCAATCTGGATTTTGCTTTCCGTCTGTAGGGTAGGGACATAGGCGACCCGGAAGGCGCAACCGCCATAGATTTGCGCCACAATCCCGCCTTCCATCTGCATGGCAGTGCCGTTGTTCTCAGCCCAGATATTCTTCAGGACATGCTCAACATGATCGGTGGAAGCGTCCGAAGCGCCGTCGGGCTTTTTGACCTTCGGGGATACCAGAGTGGCGTAGGCGTCATCCGGAAACTCGCCAAACAGCGCGTAGGCGTGCTTGAGCGCAGCCCCGCGGATGGGGTTGATGCGAATGGGGAACTTCTGGATTTTTGCCTTGCCGGCTTTGATGTATTCGTCCAGTACCGCTCCGGTAAACCACGCGTCCAACTCCTTGTACAGAGAGACCCGCGCCATGTAATCGGTATAGTAAAAGCTCTCAAGTTGGGAAAGCGAATATTGCGGGTTGGCTACCGTTCTGTACAACTCAGAGATGACTTTACTCAATTTCGTTGCCACGATCCTTTCGCTCCCAGCGCAAATAAAAAAGCCACGGCATTCTTGGATTTTGAATGTCGTGGCCTCGCAACGAACAGCTAGCCATCAATATAATGTAATGTCGAGAAAATAATAACAAGCTACGCGCGTCTTGTCAAATCGTTTTTGACGAAATCACGGTTTGCGCGCCTAAGCGCGTTGCGAGCGATACGCTGAGCGGTATTCAGCCCGTTCCTGACGACGCGCGGCAACGGCTTCTTCCAGATCAAGCTCACTTTGCTTACGGCTGCTGTCAATCAGGTTGATGTCCACATCAAAATAAGCCCTCAGCACATACGCGCTCATCGCCAGCGTGACGACGATGTCCTGAGCGATATTCTTGTCTCGGGCGGGATCGTAGTTGGAGAGTTGGGAACGGATGCCAATCACGCTTCTCGGCCAGACCATCAGATGGCTTTCGATAAACATCCTGGCGATAACGAGATACCCGGATTTCTTTGCGCCGCTGAAATCCAGGCCGGTGATCCCGACTGTTTGGGTATCTACGCTGAAATCGTCTTCGCCCAGGCCCAGAATGTGGATATTGATCATCTCTGCCGTATTCCTTTGAGTGCCGGTACTATCCACTCCGCATACAACCGGGGAATAGATCTTCCTGAACTCTAGCAGCTTATCCACAAACGGACTGATGGCTCCGTTCCCCGCGCCCCACCAAAAAGCGGCTAACTGCGCGGGATGCATTGGGAAATCGAGCGGTACTTTCCACACCATGAGCGTCGGCGCATCGCGCGCTGGCGCGTCTCCGGTCCCAGGGTCGCCCAATTCGATGTAGAGAGCCCCTTTCTCTGGCGGCATGGTAAAACCTACCACCCCTGCGCCATAGATTTTGTTCAACGAGTACCCGCCATGCCCGGCGGTTACATTGTTTTCCACAATCTCACCCAGCAACTGGCTTTCACAGCGGTAAATCGCTTCTTTGGGAAAATATTTACCGCGGCCTTCTGGTCGCGCGCCGTCGAGAAATTGCTCACGCTCGTTCTCAGGGATACGCTTGATCATTTTCGCAAGCTGCTCTGGCGTGACGTTTCGATTATGCCTCGTTGAAACAAGCAGCGAAAGATAGTGGTCTGGGTCCGAAATCGCCTGGTCGAAGTAGTACCATAAGTAATCGTTATCCCAACTATTCGTAATCATCGAGAGACGCCCCAACCGGGAACGCCCGCGCACACTGCCGCGCAAGCGAGAACCCACAGCCGTAACGATCTCATCGAGATTATCCAACAGTCCCGCTTCCTCGATGTTGATCCAATCGCCTTCCCACGACAAAATGCCTGTGGCGTCGCGGTCAGCCGACATAAACTCAAGACTTGAATCGCAAACCTGATCCCCAATCTGATATTTCAAGTATATTGCCGGGAATGGACGCCGGGGTTTCTCCCAAATGAGTTTCTCGAATGGGGTACCGGCAGAAGTCAAGATGATGTAATCGTACATCTGCTTCGCTTGCCACGACTTGGGGGCCACATTCAAAAACTTGAACCAGGGCATACTCATCGCCCAGGTGCAGGCGCTCATGGCAATACCGCTGGTCTTGCCAGTACCGAAACCGCCCACAACTACGATATCGGTCTGCGCCGCGCTGTGGACATCTTTCTGCCACGCGCCTTCGGGGTCGAAGTTTTCATCGAACCGCCAGCCGGCAGGCGCGCCACGCGGCCTGAACCAGTAATCGGTAATGATATTCGGATCATCCGCGCCGCGCGTGATGATCTCTAGCTCAGAGGGAGACAGCCTGTAGGGTCGTTTCACAGCCAAGCATCAGGGGGGCTAGTGGCGCGATGAACACCGGCGCAGGTCGGATTTGAATTTCTCCATCGCCTTCCAGACCTCGTGGATATCCACCAGTATTTCCCGCTTGTCCATGTAGGCGCTCACTGTTGCGCCCACTTCGTTGAGATCAAACCAGTAAAACATCACCCCGTCGCTATATTGAATGCCGCCGCTTTGCAAAGGCTCGAACCCCAATGCCCGAAGCAAGACCATTAAATACATATTCTGGGTAGGCCATTTCTGAACGCCCTCAGAAACGGCTGACGCATTGTTATTCATCTTGAGGTCCCTTTCGCTAATACGATTTTACCTGCTTAGAAATAGTAGCACGCTTGAGCAAGATCGTGTTGCAAAAGTGTACGCAAAGAACGGTGTCTGATTTTTGATCATTGGGAATCTCCGTGACACCCGCCAGAGATGGGAGAACTTTTTACAAATCTTTTCCGTTATGCCTGCCATACAAGAGATGCATCACGGCAACTCCTCACGTAATTTGTAAAACATGCTTTGATGGGTGAGCTGGTATGATCTGTCTCCAAAAAAATGGCGGATACGGCACAGAAGTACATTCGCGTACACACACAAAAGTCGAAGGTTATCTACCTTCACACGCCTGGTAAAAATAGTAAAACGCCTCCGGGCTGGTTTTTTTTACCTTATTTAGCCGGTTATAGGCCAGGTTATGAATCGCCAAGTCGGCCAGGTTCAACGCAGGATCAAAACGCGCAATAATTGGCTGCCGATTCCCAATTAATACCGTCAAATAAGCCGCTTTGGCAGCACACAGGATGGCTGAGTCGAGGGTAAAATGCTCCGTATACACAAATCCAGCCATCTTTTTGATGCCATTCAGCAATTCAGTATATTCTTCAGGGGTGCCATACCCCTTCATGCCAATTAGGCAGGCTGTTGCAAAACTGTCTGCCAGTACATTCGCCGTGGATAAATGGCGCAAGCCGCGGTAGGCAAGTTCCTGATCCGCAATGGCGTGAAAAGCATCCGAAACCAGTTGCATGTCATGCACAACATCAAAGAGCACGCCCAAATCATAGAGCTGTTTGATGATTTCCAATTCCTTGTCTTTGCCATAGAGAATACCCGTTGTATGGGGAGCGAACGCGGTCAGCTTATCACCAAGCAAACATTCTGGAGCGGGGCAGGTGATCCAAGTCGGATCACCCACGGCAACAAGCAAATCCGATTGGATCGCAATAGTCTGGCAAGCCGGGTAGGGATTCGCCTCAAACAAGATGTCCAGTAGGATTGAGCTTTCCTTCCCTTGAATGGCAGACTGAAAAAAGAACTTGTAATGGCGTTTTGGAACTGCGCCGGACCGTTCATCTTCCTCAAAGCGGTGAAATACCCCTTGTTGGGTCACCTGCTTAATGGCTTCTTCCAACCTCTGATCCGTTTCCATAACGATATCGAGGTCTATTGAAAATCGCATCGGGGCTCCCAGGATCAATAGCAACGAAGTCCCGCCCTTGAAGATGAAATCAATGCCACCAGCGTGTAAGTTTTCGAGCAGGGTCAGCGCCAGGATCATTTTTTCGATCAGAATAGGATCGGTAGGAATCTGTGAAGTCCCCCGAATCTTCATAATCCATTCTGCCGTACGCGATTGGCCTGAAATCATTCGTCGGCTTCCTTTAGTTGGATCAACTGTATTTTGGTTTTCTTTTGTATGAACTGGCGGATTTTTTGATCCATCTTGCGGCGCTGTGCGTATCGGAAGATTGCCTTTTGGCTGACCTGATAGCGTTCAAAAACTGCTTCAAAAATATGCGCCAGTTCTTCCCCATGGAATATATAGAAGATTTCTTCATTCGCAAAAACATCCACCAGGATCTTCTCCAGCTTGGGTGTAGGAACATCTTCTACTTTCTGCCTTGGAGATTGAGTGAATAAGGGAGTGATGAGAATACTATCGGGACGGGTCAAGATATAACGCTCGAAGGTCAGCCAGTCTGGGCGCAGAAAAACCCTATTAACGAAACGCCCATTCAGAAAATTGAAAACTGATTCGGAGACTTCCTTGTCGGTTTCCAGGACGAACTGGCTCTGGCCGGGCTGGTGCAACATAAACTCATGAATGAGACGCGTTTCCCATATCAGGTAATCAGCATAGGGAAATTCCGTTTTGACCGCATGAGCGATTTGGTGCAACTCAGCAGAAAAGGATGGAACAAACTTCTTCAACACATGTGGGGTTGTGTGTCCGTTGGAAAATCTATAAACGCCAGCCTCCACAGGGATAATCTGGTCGCGCCTTTCCAGTGCATAAAGAATCCTGCGGAAAGCTGATTCGGAAAGCGCCGGGGATCGTTTCTGATAGAAACTCCGTAGATCACCCTTCGCAAAGAACTTGCGTCCAGAAAAAGCGCCTCTTAATTCAGGGAGGTACAAACTCAAATCGTTCAT